AAAGCCAAACTTACCGGTATTCAGTTTATCTAATTTAATCGGGAAAAGTTATGCAAAGGAGCTTAATGATTGGCATTACCGAAAGGGATATGCAGGCCGTAATTAACACCTACGACCTTAAACCGTACTACTATCCTACCTTGTTCCCCTTGAAGGAGAACTACACGCTTACCTGGAAAGCCCTTGAAGCGCAGGTAGGGTTAAAGATTGCCGGCGACCTTGTAGCACGCGGCGCAAGTATCAACAAAAAGACCCGCGAAGCTATCGCGCGTATTCAGGGCGATATTCCGAAGGTGGCTATTAAGCGTACCAAGGACGAAAACGAGCTTAACGAATACGACATTATGGTCGCCATGACTTCCGCGAACCCCGACCTTCGGGCGTTGGTAGAAGCGTGGGCCGAAGATACGCAGTACTGCTGGGACGGGGTGGCCGCTCGCTTGGAATGGATTGCGTTGCAGTCTATTTCGTTGGGCAAAGTAACGCTTACCAACGACAACAACAATAGCGTAATTACCGAGTACGACGTAGATTATCAAATCGACGCAACGCAGAAGGTAGGATTTCAGACCGGCTCGGCCGCTTGGAACACCACCGGCGCGAAACCGTTTAGCAAGGACTTTAAGGCTATCGTAGCTAAGGCCAAGAAAAAGGGTATTAGCTTGAAGTACGCCTTTATGAACCTTGACACCTTCGCGCTTATGGTTCAGACCGAGGAAGTAACGAAACTTTGCGCTTCGTTCGCGGCTAACGCCTTGAACATCGCACAAACGCCGAGCTTGGAACAGGTAAACGCGGCTATGAAGGGTTTGGCGTACCTGCGCGGCTTGCAGGTCGTAGTTATCGACCAAGATATTACTATCGAGAAGGACGACGGAAGCCGCATTACCGGCAACCCGTTCGCCGACAACGTGGTAATGTTCAGCGAAAGCAAGGTACTCGGTTCGACCTATTGGAAGAAGCCGGCCGATATGAACCTTAAAGGTTCCGTAGCAATCAAAGCTATGAACGGCCACACCTGCGTAAAGAAGTATTCCACCGAGGAACCTATCGAAGAAGTTACCGTAGGAATTGCAAACGCTTTCCCGGCTTGGCTTTCTTCGGGCCGTTCCTTCCTTATGGACACTTCTAACAGCACCTGGACACACTAACCGGAAAGGGACGGCCGGCAACGGTCGCCCCTATCCTAATACCCTTACCCGATGACTTACAAAGAATGGATTACTAAGACGGTCGGCAAATTCCAGCTATCGGCGGACGACGTGGATTTGATACTTTGCAACCAAAGCGGACTTATCCCCGACCCGGACGCACCGGTAGACGTGCGGAAGGCTAAAACGGCCATTTGCCGCGAGTTTACAACGCTTATCCCCCTTGCCAATATCGGAGAAGGCGGGTATTCCATTAGTTGGAATTGGGACGCTATCAAACTTTGGTATAACGCGACTTGCACGGAATTAGGCATTACGCCGGCCGGCAAGCCCAAAATTCGGAACAAAAGCAACGTATGGTAACGACTTCCTACCAATACCCGCAATACTTGTACGCCTTGCAGCACGACGGCGAAAGCGTCCAATTACCTAACGGTTCTTGGAAAACGCCCGCCGCCGCATGGGAGTTAAAAGCAGCTTGCCGGGAAGAAACCAACGGTAAAGGTTCGACAATTCAGACCGCCGACGGAGAAACCCGCGTATTCGCTTCGCTTATCCAGCTACCGAAAGGTACGGCCAAAATTCCCGAAGGCACGCAGGTAATTGTAACGCGGGAGGAGGTAGACGTAAGCCAGCTTTCGAATACCGAGTTTGTAGAAGCGGCCAAGGCAACGGGCTTAGTTGTAGTAACCGGAACTTGCGAAAAGTTCGACCCCGGCCGGCTTCATTGCCGGTTATGGATTTAACACAAAGAGCCATGCAAAGTATAGAAACCGATGATATTCTTTTCGAGATTCTGAACGCTTCGGCCGAATTGAAAGCGGCCCTTAGCGGCGGAATATACGTGCAGGGCGAACGGCCGGATAATTCCGGGAAGGAAGACGTAGTAATTAACAACTTATTCCTAAACCACGAAGTACCGCAAACCGGAACTTCAAACGTAAATATCCACGTTCCCGACAAAAAGGAAAGGATAGGCCGAACCGAACAATTTAAGGCGCATAGGGAGCGAATACGCGAACTAACGGCTATTGTTCTATCGGTTCTAAAATCGGCGAACATTACCGGGCTGACTATTCGGGTTTCTACGGAAACCATAATTAAAGAACCGGGCATTAACGAGCATTACAACAACTTGCGGGTAGAATGGAATATACAACGAACTAATTAAAATTTACGACAATGGCAGCAAAGAAAACTTATACTATCGGTCTTTCCAAGATTGAGGTAGGAGCAATTGCCGAGGACGGCGGTATGGGCGAAACCTTGGACGTATTGGGTTATACCTACCAAGACACCTGCACGATGACGCAGGAAGACCCGGAAACGACCGACCACTACGCCGAAGAAGTGGACGACCCCGTAATAAGCATTAGCCGGGGCGGAAAAACGAATTTCAACTTTTCGATTATGAACCCTTCGGTTACGGTTCTTGCCGACCTTTTGGGCGGCGTGGGTACCCCCGGTACCGGCAGTACGCCGGATAAGTGGGAAGCCCCGGACAAAATCCCCGTAGTCGAAAAGTCGGTACGCATTACCCCGGAACAGGGCCTTAAATTCGAGATTCCGCGAATGAAGCTCGTAAGTAAGATTAACGCCACTTTCAGCAAAAGCGGTATTCTTCTTATCGAGGTCGCCGGTACGGTTATGCAGCCGACCAAAACGGGAACTAAGAAAATGACCGCTACGCTTATGACCGCAGACGCGCAGGCATAACGCGGGGAAAGCCTTATTTTAACCCGAAAGCCCCCAAAATGAAAGTTTCGGGGGCTTTCTTGATTTAGCGACGACATGAACGAAGATAACATAAGAGAAAAAACGGATTTAGAGTTAGAGCGCGAAGAACTTAACCTTTTGGTAAAGCAAGGGGTTCGGTTCAGCGTCACACACAAAATCCGCCGGCGTAAAAAAGGCGTTAAAGGGTTCTTTCAACGCCCCGAAGCAGTTACGGTAAAAGAGGATTTCGAAATACAGGAACCTACGCTTTCGATTCTCGACCGGCTTAGCGCGGTATGGGTAGAAATGGGGATAGATGAAACCCGGATTACGGCCGGCGGAACGGAAACCTTGGCGGAAGCGAAGCGCATAGCCAAAGATAATGCCGCACGTATGGCCAGAATAATAGCTATTGCGGTATTGGGCGAAGACTACCACGTTACCGAAGTCAGCGAAGGCGGCAGGGTTAAGACCTATAACGACGATAAGGAGTTAGACCGGCTTACGGCCCTTTTCTTCCACACTATAAAGCCTTCCAAATTGGTAGGGCTTTCCGAAGCCGTAACCAGCGTAAGCAACTTAGGGGATTTTATAAACTCTATGCGCTTAATGAGCGGCGCAAGGACGACCCAACCGAGGACGGAGCGCATAGAGTAATAGGGCTAAATAGTCCTTACGGCCGCCGGGGTTCGATTTGCGCCCACCTTGGCTGGACGTGGGATTACTTACATCACGGCGTAGCTTGGGCCGTTGTTCAACGGTTGTTAATCGACGCGCCGCGCATAGCCGACGACGAAGACGGCAATACAGCGGGCAATACGACAACCAAGATAACCAGCGAGAACGCCGAAAGCATTTTACAACAGATAAACAACCTTATCCGATGAATATAAAAGGCGGAGCCTTGGAGTTCGATATAATTGCGAACAACGGGCAAATAAATAGCGCATTGGCCGAAACCAAAAGGCGCGTACAGGGTTTCACGGACGCAACCGTAGAAGGCGGCGACCGCATGGAAGCCGCGTACAGAGAAGCCGCCGCACAAATTGAAGCGGCGTTTAAGGATATAGACACTATGGCCGCAATCCATAGTAACGCAATCGCCGACCTTGAAAAAGAGTACGCCCGCCTGGGCGAAGCGGCCGGGGCCGCCTTTATGAAAGGCACCGCCAAGGGGGACGAAGAATATAGGGCATTAACGGCCAAACAACAGGCTATAAAGGACGAAATAGCCCAGCGGAAAGCACTTTTGCAGGAAGTGGCGAACACGGCGGACGCTTTACAGAAAGAAGAACAGACCTTAAACGAGAATAAGGCCAAGGTAGAGCAAAACGCGAAGGCGAAAGGCATGTTACGAACGCAAGTTATGAACCTTAAAAATTCACTTGCGGAAATGGAACAGAACGGGAAGCGTAATACGGACGAATACCGGGCTATGCAGGCGGAATTAGGCCGTTTGGCGGACGCTATGGCCGACGCAAATACGCAGGCTAAAATTATGTCCGACGACTACCAAAATATGAATACCGTATTAGAGGTAATGGGCGGTATAAGCGGGGCTTTTTCGGCCGCGCAGGGTGCGGTAGGACTGTTTGCCGGGGAAAATGAAAACTTGCAAAAGATTATGGTTAAAGTTCAGTCCCTTATGGCTATAACCATAGGCTTACAGCAGGTAGCCAAAACCTTAAACAAGGATTCATATACCCAGCTTGTATTAGTTCGCAAGGCGAAAGAATTACTTACCGTAGCGGAAACGAAGTTTGCTACGGCTTTGGGTATTTCCAACGTAGCGGCAAAGGCGTTAATGGCGACCTTAACCCTTGGCCTTTCAGTAGCGATTACCGCTGCGATAGCCTTAATTTCCAAATTCATATCCAAGAATCGGGAAGCAAAGAAGGCGCAAGAAGAATTTAATAACAAAGTGGTAGAAGCTGCCGCCGAACCGGTTACAGCAATTACCGAGCTTTCCACCGCATGGAACCGGCTGGGTAACGATATGGCCGCTAAAAACAAGTTTATCGAAGACAATAAAGACCGCTTCGAGGACTTGGGATTTTCCATTAAGACGGTTAAAGAAGCGGAAGACTTGTTAGTAGCTAATAAGTCGAAGTTTATAGAAGCCTGCTTAGAACGGGCCAAAGCGTTAGCCGTACAGGAATTGGCCGTAGAGAAATACAAGGAAGTATTAAAAGCCCAGCAGGAATTAGAAGCTACTCCGAAAGCGTATGTATCGAAGAAGGGAACATATAAGGACGGTTACGGCGTAGAGCGTAAAGGCGTTATAATTGAAAAATCCCGCGATTGGAAAAAGGCCGAAGATGCCGTAGCGAAAGCGGAACGGGAATATAACGCCTTGATAAACCAGCAAGTAGAATTTACCGCAAAAGAACGCGAAATTTTGGATTCTATCGGGGGCGGTGCGGATAAAGTGGCGGAAGGCAGTATAGAAGCTCTGGAAAAGACTATTTCAAAGTTGCGTGCAAAGTATAAGGAAGCTACCACCGATAAGGAGCGGGCCGAGTTATTGGCGAAAATCAAAGAACAGGAAGCGTTACTTAAAAAAATGGATTTATCCGGCACGTCTTCTAAGACTACGCAAAAAGACCCGTTTACGGAACAATTGGAAGCCCGGAAAAAGAAATATACGGAGTATTACAATTGGGTAAATTCCAAAGACGAAGTAGTACGCAATGCCGCAAAAGCCGAGTTCGCCGGGTTGCTGAAAGAAGGAAGTAGCTATTTGGATTATTTACAGAAGCAGCGCGACCAGCTTATTAAGGCTATCGGAAGCGGAACGGCCACAAAGACACAAGCCGAAGAATTGCAGAAGCTAAATAACGCCATAGCCAACGAAACGAAGGAAACCGTTTTAGCCGGATTCGAAAAGGAGCTTAAAGAACAACTTTCCGGGGCACGTTCCATTTTGGAAATGGTTAATATCTTGGAAGAAAAGCGTAAGGCTTTGACCGGGGACGGTTCCGACCTTGACAAAGGTAAAAGCGACATTATTAAGAAGCAGCAGGAAGACGTAGAGCAAAAGGCCAAAGACCGGACAAAAGCCCTATTATCCGAATATGCGGACTATTTGGGTAAGAAGATAACCTTTGAAGCCAACTACGCCGAAAATAGCCGCCTTCTTAACGAGCAATTGGCGAAGGCCAAGACGGACGACGAACGCCGTATAGCCTTGGAAGCCTTGGCGAATTTGGAGAAAGAGCGCAAAAAATACGCAAAAAGTTCGGGGAACGAAGACTACGACGCATTGGTAGAGGAATACAAAACATATCAGCAAAAATGCGCCGATATTTCCGCGCAATACGACGAAAAAATAGCATTGGCAACCCAGCAGAATAACGAAGAATTAGTAGCGAAATTGCAGGAAGCCAAGAATAAGGCCCTTTCGTCCGCAGCGTTGCAGGAATTGACCGATTCCGGGGCTTGGGAGCAACTTTTCGGGAACCTCGACGACCTTACTACGGCGCAAATACAGGCCCTTATAGATAAAATCGAAGCGCAAAAGGCCCAATTAGGCGTAGAACTTAACCCGCAAGACTTAGACGTAGTTTTAAGCAAGTTGCGGGAAGCCAAGGACGAAATACAGACCCGCAACCCGTTTAAGGCCCTTTCTACGGCTTTGAAGGACTATAAGAAGGACGCAAGTAAAGCGAACCTATCCGAAGTATTCAAAGGCGTAGGGGCTACGGCCGATTTGGTAAAAGGTTCGTTCGACGCGGTTACGGGTGCTATTGAGAAAATGGGAGGTTCTATGGACGACGAAACCCAAGCTATTTTAGGGGACGTAGGCGGAATTGTGGACGGAATAGGGCAAATGGCACAGGGGTACGCAACTATGAACCCGGCCCAAATGATACAGGGAGCCGTAGGTATGCTAACTTCCGTCTTTGACCTGTTCAACTCCCGCGACCGTAAGGCCGAACGAGCCATTAAGAAACACGCTGCTGCCGTCGAAGAATTGGAACGCGCCTACAAAGCACTTGAACACGCCGTAGATAAGGCGTTAGGCGAATCGGTTTACGATAACCAAAAGGCCCTTATTAACAATATGCGCGAACAACGCGCGCACTTGCGGGCTATGTGGGAAGCGGAAGAAAGCAAGAAAAAAACCGATAGTGGTAAGGTAAACCAATATAAGGAGCAGTACGAAGAATTAGGCCGCCAAATCGAAGACACCATAGCCGAAATTACGGAAAGCGTAACGCAGACTTCGGCAAAGGACTTGGCTACGCAATTGTCCGACGCGATAGCCGAAGCCTACTCCGACGGCTTCAACAGCGACAAAGTAAAAAGCGCGATTGAAAAGGTTACGAACCAGGTATTAGGTAATGCCGTAAAGAACGCCTTAAAAAAACAATTCCTCGAACAGCAGCTACAAAATGCCGTAAAGCAGTTGCAGCGCGATATGGGTTTTGACGATGAAGGCGGCGGTTCCTTCGACGGCTTGACCCCGGAAGAACAGCAACGGTTTAAGGATAGAGTAAATTCAATAGCCCAAGGGTACGCCGAAGCCTTGAAGTTGTACGAAGATTTGTTTAAGGACTTGGACGATAACGGCGACCCTACTACGAGCCTATCCGGTGCAATTAAGGGAGCCAGCCAAGAAAGTATAGATTTATTGGCCGGACAAACGAACGCCGTACGTGTAAACCAAGTGCAGGAAATAGAAATCTTGCGCCAGCAGCTTATACACCTTGCCAACATCGACGGCAAATTAAGCGTATCGAACCGGCACCTTGAACAGATAGAAAAGAATACTTCGGGAAGCGCGTCCGACCCGTTACGGGCGCAAGGAATAACAATGTAGCGATATGGAAGTAAATAAACGATTGGCCCGCGACGCCAAAAAGAAAGGCATTTGCGAAGAATGGTACGGCCGCCTTATAGATACCAAAGGGAAAGACGAACTTATTAAAATGTACCTTGAAGGTATCGACTTTTGCCTAAGCAACGAGTACCCCAGCAACGAATTTATACGCCAGCACTTCGTAGGTACTTGCGAAGCCTACGGCGTGTTCCTCGACCAAGCTATTACGGCAGGAAACTTCCGGCACGTAGTAGCCCTTGGCCGTTGCGAGGGTACCGCCACTTACGACGGTTGGAACGTAGGGCAGGTATTCGCAAAGCACCAAAGCCGGTTAAAGGTTCTTGCTACCGGTAATTCCTTCGTAATGGTAGACGTATTCGACGATACCACCGTAGAAGTAGAAGCACGGGATAACGCGAAGATTTGCGTAAACCACTACGGCGGGAACTTGACGACTACCACCGGCGACGGCGAAGGTAACGCGATAATAAAAGTTATTCGAAAAACGACTAAAACGTATTGATATGGCAGACGAAAGTAACATTATCCTAAATATGCCCTTCGATGAAGCGGCCGGTTCTACCATTGCTTACGATTACAGCAAGACACGGGCGGACGGTACGGTAGTAGAAGCAGATTTTACCGGCGGAAAGCAAGGCAATTGTATAAAGTTCGACGGTAACGGGCATTGCGATATAGACAAAAACGTAATTCCCCTTACCGGGAACTTTACCCTTCTTGCCTGGTTGAAGCGTTCAGCCTTCCCGGACGGCTTTACGGGTAAGCGTATCGGATTCTTTGCACGCTGGGAAGCCATAGAAGGTTATACGGAAGCGTGGTTTAACCTTGCGGCCGATACTTGGGGCTATTGGGCTATCGTCAAAGAGGGCCTAACAATCCGCATTTACCTTGATACGGCATTGGTGCAGACCATTACGCTACCCGCCCAGCCTACCGGTTTCGCTATCCTGCAAGACATCTATACGACCGCCAACGGGTACGGTTGTATCGACGAAGTTAAGGTATATAATACCGCCTTGACGCAGGAAGAAATTACCGAAAGTATTGCTACGGTGGCGCAATTGGCTTACAGTATAGACGGAACCGATTTTAAGGCTTGGGATATTTATGTAAGCGAAAGTAACGGCCTTCTTGACCGTCCCAAAATGAAAGCCCCGGTTTCCGTTGATTGGCCGGATTATCACGGGGAGATAGTAGACCTTGAAAACAAGATACTGCAACCCCGCGAAATAGCCCTTAATTGCTTTATGAAAGCGAACGGGAAGGTAGACTTTGTTACGAAGCTAAACGACTTCTTGGACGTATTCAGCCGGCCCAACACCCAGCGGCTTATGGTAGATATACACCCTACGAAACCGTTGCTTTACGAAGTCTATAACGAAAACGGGGTAGCCATTAGCAAGCGTTGGAATGACGACCTTATGGTAGGAACCTTTACCTTGAAGTTGAAGGAACCCGACCCGGTAAAGCGTATCGTACGGCACCAGCGTTTAAGCAATGATACGAAGACGCTAACGATTACCCTAACCAGCGCGAAAGCGGTTACTATTTTTTGGGGCGACGGAACTCAAACGAACGACGTTTACGGAACCGACGTAACAACCAGCCACGAATATACGACCGACGGAATTTTTTACGCCATTGTCGCTGGCGTTATCGAAGAAATAGAAAGTTTCACTACTAACGGTATTATCGTATGGAACAAATTATAGTAAGACACCCGGACGGGACTACGGCCCTTTTGACCTCACGGGCGCGTAAGTCCGGCGTTACCAAGGCCGAACAGAGTATTACGCTATTGGGAGCCGATACGGTGGCGATAACCGTAAAAAGTGCCACGCCCTTAACCTTCCACTTGGGCGACCAAATAGACGTTTACGGGAAGACCTATACCC